ACGAGAGTGTGGGCCGATAACGGGGCTAGAATCAATTGTGGTGTTAGGATCAAGCTCAAAATAACGGGCAACGTGACTAGTATGAAGTCCCTTTTTAGTGAAAACATGTGTAACACTTTTTACCTCCGGCCACTTGGAACTACTAACTCCTTTAGCTTTAAGTTGTTTAATTTCTTCACGAATTCTATCTAATGCAACCTTAGATTCAGAAGGACAGGTGACATATATTAGTAGTTTTGGATTAATTTCTGAGGAGATCACATCGATTTCATCTTTTAAAGCCTTCTTAAGTTTGTTAAGTCTTTCCATGTCTAACTGCCAACCTGTTAAGATTTGCTCAGACATAATTCTTTCAACATAAAGCTCTGTGTTTAAAGCAGTTAGAATACATTTACCGCTTACCTTACCAAACTTAGCTTTGTAATGCTCATTAGCTTCTACCAGAAGAGTATTATAAACTTTAGTACCTAGTCTAACATCTTGTTTTAAATACTCAAACATTTCTTCTGTAAACTCGGAGAAGTCTGAGAAGTCGCCTTTATAGTCATTCAACGCAATACCCCACCGAGCTAGGCTATGGCTATTACCTTGTACAACTTTCTTCATAGACTTATCACCTTTGTTCATAGCGATAGCCCGTTTCTTTAAGTAGCGTTGATACTCCTTTTGTTCTGCATTAAACCGTTCAAAGTTTAAAACTTGTGACATAACTTTCGAGCAAGATATTTTTGCTTTTGGAAACCAAGTAGGTTCTAGCTTCATAAGCGCAGGGACGTCAAATCCCCACGCGTTATGAGCAATAATAATATCAGCCTCATCTAGCTTCCGAAGAAACTCTTTTAGTTGATGAGGCCGATAGAAGAACTCTTCACCTGTGGCAGCATCTTTAATACCACCACAGTGAAACTTGGTTACGTCCAACAAGAGATTATCTGTCTCAATATCGAATACGTAACGCTTCATATATTAGTACCCTTGTTCTTTAGTAAGTTGTTCGTCTAGTATTTCTATCTCACTTTCTTTATAAAACTCATAAGCTTCATAGGCTTTATGTACTGCTATTTGAATTGAGTAATCAGGGTGTGTATCCCGATACATTTTAGCAATACGTTTGATAAAAGAAAAGTCGAACATTTAGTTTCCCTTACATGTAAAGTTTAACGCGTTCTTGACGCCAGTATTTATCGAAGTCTTCTGGACTCATATCGAAGTCATGACGAATCCATTCTTTAAGGTCAGCTAACTCTTGTTTAACGTCGTTGTTATTCAACAAAGCCCGTTCAACTGCCCGAATACGCTCTTCTTTAGTCATTGGACGAATCATTTTTTAACTCTCTTTTTAGCACACTAATAAGTGCAGTAAGTTCTTTCGCACGTTCTTTAGTAGTAGTGGTATACGCATCCAAACGGATAAGCTCAATTACACGCTCAATACGCTTAATTGTTTGCTCAACTGTCATTTCGATTCACCTTTTGCTTTGGCAATGGCAGCGATAGCATCACTTTCCCAATCGCCCTGCATCGGGTCGCCAGTGCGATAGTGCGTGTCTAAAGCGTCCAGCGCCCATTCCAGCACTTCTAGCAGGTCAGGTGCGGCGGCTATCAGGCAGGCGTTTGCATGTATCTCTTTGTCACTTCTGGCGCTGCGCCAATATGGTTGCACAAAGCCATCCCAATGAACGATTGCACAGTCTAATTCAGGTGCAGCGGTGATCATTGGTCTACCCGAAAGAGGGTTCCCGTCATCGTCAATGATGATTTCCCACGGTCCCGGTGTGTGTTTTGTTTCAGTCATTCTTTTTAGACTCCAAGTGTTTTACAAGATAGTTAGCATACCAAGCTGCTTTCTTAGCATCCTGCTCGATAGCATCTTTCTTGCCAAGACGGATAAGATACTTCAACTGTTGCCCTACAAGATGCCCTACAACACCATCTAGGTGTGGTAATATATGGACCATTAGATCCATGTACTCCATACCGTCTGGATGCTTTCTGTAAGACTTTGGAGGAATTACCTTGTAGTGAGGCGGGTTAATAGGGTCCGCTTCTGGTGTTTCCATTGCCCACCTCCAGCGCGTAATTGCATACGGATCATCATAACACCAATCAAAGCTCTTAGCTAACCCCGACATAATTTCACCTGAGGCTAGCTCTACTTCTACTTTGGCGTCATCACGGCCAAGCCACATATCTCCATACCATTCATTCCACTCATTCTTTAACTCATTCATAATACGTTGTTCAACTCGGTTAGTCATTAGTTAATATCCTTTGATTTCAGTAGCTGTACGTGGTGTTTAAGTTCTGATTTGTTAGCAAAGCCATACATCTGCGCTGCTAGTTGCTCTGCTTCATAACAAGAGTAACCTGCATCAAACTCTAAAATGGCTGCACGTTCCTCAAACATATCTTCAAGTAGTTGCCAGTCGTTTAAAAGCTCTTGATCTACCATTAGTCTACATAGCTCCTTAGTGCTTCAATTACTTCTTCTAGATGATAATACTTCTCTGTAATTAGTGCTTCGTAAAACGGGTGATGTTGATCATTCTCCCCTGCCCATGCAATAATAGGTTTATTAGTAGAAAAAGACGTATACATGATCTCCATAGCAGTGCCAATACCTCGCCCATCTGATGCTCGGATATTAGCTACAATAATATCAGAGGCTTCAATATCCATGAGGTCTTGAGTTAAGATCCTGTTGTATAAGTTTCGTTTAGACCTGCCATTTATAGCATAACGTTTTTGATTATGTACAGGTTCTCGTCTAGTTGGGTCTAGAAACTTAACATCATAGTTACTCATATCTTTCTTAATTAAATCACGCCACCAAGTCATTTCATCATGTGTAGCATTTTCAATTGGTCCAGCAAGATATACAGTTTTCATTGTTTTATCCTTAACAAGTAAAATATTTTCCGTCCATGCAAGTCCAAGCTTCTGAACGCATAGCTACACTAAAAGAGATTTCTTCCCACTTACCTAAGGTTAAAAGTTGATCGTCTAACAAACTTACAAGAGTACCTTGCATACTTACAGAGTTTGGCTTACGAGGATTAAGCACCAATATAGACTCTTGTTTTTCCATAAACCATTGATTATGAATATACTTATAATAATCATTATAGTCCATCATAATAGACGGTTCAAAGTATCCTTCATAAAACCCTGTGCATAAGACAGGTTTGTAAGTTAATTTTCTGATTATTGAGAGTGTATCAAGAAACCTGTAAAATTTTGCAGAAGAATGTAGATCATAAGGATCATCAAAGGAAAAAATTACATGATTATTAAAAAGTTTAGTCATCTTAGTTATCCTTTTACAGTAACAGCTTCTACGTGTTCTTTAGAAACTAAATCAGCACTATTAAAATGCTTCCTGTTATTTTGACTTTCAGGTATCATATTACACCAATGATCCCACCAATACTCTGCACCTTTATCTTGTACTACGCTTATATATTCATCAATCTTACTCTTGTTATTAAAGTAAGCTTGCTTGTAACCTAGTAGCCTTAAGTTATGCACATCTAAACAAGCTAAGTTACAACCTAACATTTGTAAACCAAAGCTAGCCTTAGCTAAACCTAAGCCTTTAACTTTTAATGCAAGTTGTAAAAGCTCTTTATCGCTTTGACTATTACTCTTGTAAGCATCATAAAGATCTTCTTTAAGGGCAAGTATATCATTGTAAGCACTGATTTTGTTACCCCAGATAGCTTTTGAAGATAGACCATACTGTTTGATATCCTTTGAAAGAGGTTTAATTTTGTAGAAAGGAGTCCGAATAGAAGCAATAACTACTGTATACACATCGACAATACCTTGTGGGCCTGTCTGATCAACATGCTTCTTAATTTCTTTAACGTCTCTAAGATACATAAATAAAGCCTTTAATAAAAAAGGGGAGCCATAAAGACTCCCCGTTAAGGTGTTATTTTTTATTTAAAAAGGAATTTCGTCGTCTAGTTCATCCTCAAACTCACTGCCTTTGCGAGTAGAGTCTGCTTTAATTACTTCTAGGTCTTCAATCTCAAAAGCATCATCGTCTGCCTCAGAGACATATTCAAATAGCTTAGTTACTTGAATACCCATAAGAACATTAGCAACCCCCTTCTTACCTTCGTATTCATAGTCATACTGAAATACTTTTACGTTAGCAATAGAGCCGTTACCTACTGAATTAGGTTTAATCTCAGAAAGATCCCCACCTACTAAGTTTACTTTCTTAGGATTTCCATCGTCATCTAGCTTAACTTTACGGCGTAGCTTAACAAAGAAATAAGGCTTGCCTTCATCGTTTGTTACGATTTGCTTCTGTTCTTCACCCATATCATCAAGAATAGGCTCACCTTCTTCATCTCGAATAGTCTGCTTTAAAGGCTTAAACTTTACGTTCTTTTTAGCCCAGCCTAGCGCCTTCTCTTTGTCAGTAGTACGTAGTTGAACCTCCCAGTAATCTGGCTTGCCCTCTTCGCGGCTTTTTACTGGTTTCTTTGGATCTACTTTAGTCCACCATAGTTCAACGTTTTTGATAATAGCCATGTTATTTGTCCTCTTGGATTTAGTTAAATTTAAATGTAATTGTATTAATTAGGTGGAAGTCTGATTGCCAGTACAACTCACCATACTCCTCGTACTCGTCACCGTCAAACAGGGCTGTGCCTGTTATAACATCGTTTATAACTTCTTCTACAGTAAATGTACTTTCAGGTACATCATCAAAAGCATTTAAACGAAGCACATCACCTTCCTTTAGAAGCTGAATTAATATGCGAATTTGGTCTTCAGTTCTCATTCTGTAGTACCTTCTTCTTTAAGGTCAAGTATATTCTGTAATAACTTTTTCTTGAGAGTCAAGTATATAGTTTACCGTTCTTTTTATGGAGTCTGCTGCAAAAAGGGCGTTCTCAACTGCACTATACAGCTCGTCTAAGTCTTGACTAACAATATCAGGATAAGCATCAATCTCATCTTGAATTCGAGTTAAGTTTTTGATTATCATATTAGTATCAAGCGAAAGCAAAGTCTGATCGTAGGACATCTTCGACATTTAGTGTACCTTTCTCTGGGATTAAGTCTGTTGAGTTGAGTTGTGACAGAATGTTTTCTAGAGGTTGTATTTTATAAAGATCTACAAACTTCTGTCTGACGTGTTTAAACATTTTATCCATGTTACCTGCATGACAACCAAAAGAGTCATGTACAACAGTAACGGGGTAGTCTGCATCATGGACAACAGAAGTTAAATGAACAGCATCTAAACTATGAACAATGTTAGGTGCTGCACCTGTTTTCTGTTTACTTTCATTAATTACTGATTCTTCCCATACTTGAATATTTACTTTTAGATCATCTTCACCATACTTTAAAACAGTTCGTTTAGTAATAGGTTTCAGATAGCCTTGTACTACAGGGAAGTTAGTAATAGGGGACTGCCACATTAGATGTACTTTTTTATCATTAGCTCTTTGTGCTAACTCCTGAAACATCCTTAGTAATGCAGCTGGACCGGGAAGTTCTTCATAACAAGTTTTATAGACTAAAGAACCTAGCATAGCACCCCACAGATGTTCTTTATCTCTAAGATACTCTGATAAGTCTCTGGTGTCTTCAATTACTTGTTGGCCCATACCATAGGCAGTACCGCCGTAACCTAGTGTCATTACATTTCTTTTAACTGTTTTACGTTGTAACTTTTTATCCGTAATACGACACCAGTATACAGGGAATAGCTTTTCTCGTAAGTTTCTATTCTCATTACGCCAGCTTTGTGCTGCTTGAAATGCTAACTTCTTTCTTTCGGATTTATCCTTTGCTTCTTCGTATTCTCTTTGAAGCTCTTTAGCTTTTTCAAAGATTTCATCAAATTGATTTACTAAACTATGTGGTAGCTTATTTTGTAAATCCCTCAAGTTTTTCCATACTTTATTAGCAATAAACATATACACATCGCCGGGAAGATCTTGGGGAACTAAGTTAACTAATGGTGCTACTGTTTCATCTTGAGACATAGCAACAAGGTGTTGCACCCCGTTATTAGAGCCATCAATATATACAGGCAAACAGCTTGGAAAATCTTCTGTTTTAAAGCCATCTCCATGCCAGTTACTAAGCATAGATAATTCGAAACAACAGGCTAAGAAGCTAAAAGGTTTATCTGCGTCCATCCATCCATCATATTTGAAGGGGTCTTCAGCATAA